GAACACCGAGAAAAGAAACGACCCGTGAAACAACTTCACGCAGAAAGCCTTGGGCCCCACCAAGCAGGTTAAGTGCACCTGAACCTCCAGAGGGTTATAAGCACCGATGGATTCGTATGTCTACTCGTGGCGAAGATGATAAGGTCAACGTACATACGAGGATCAACGAAGGGTGGGAGCTAGTTAGAGCAGATCAATACCCAGAAAGGGACTTACCGACCATTGATGATGGGAAGTACGCAGGAGTAATTGGAACAGGTGGATTAATGCTTGCCAGAATGCCTCTCGAAACAGACAAGGAGAGGAATGAATATTTTCGAGGAAGAACTCGTGAACAAATGACTGCCGTTGATAGCGATCTAATGAAAGAGCAGCATCCTTCGATGCCAATCACAAATGATCGCCAAACTAGAGTTTCATTTGGGGGTCGCAACGATTCCTCTAACAATTAATTCTTAATAGGAGCTATAAATGGCTAACTCAAACGTATCTTTCGGCTTGAAGCCTATTAATGCTATGGGGGGTACTAACCCTGGTAGCACTAATATGTACTTCATTGCCAGTAATGCGTCAGCTATTTTCCAAGGTTCACCCGTTCAAGCAGAGTTATCTGGCGGTACAGTCCAAGTTCTGGGCAATGCTACTGGAGACACAAAGCAAATTTTGGGCGTGTTTGCCGGTTGTGAATATGTTGACAACACTACAAAAAAACTAAAATTTTCCAACACATGGCCCGGTTCTGGGTCAGCAGATACTAATCATGACATCAAAGCGTTTATCTACGATAATCCGATGCAGCGATACATTGTTTGTTCCGATGGCACAAATACTGATAGAGCTACTGCAAAGGCTGATGTCTTTAAAACTGCTGAACTAGAGAATGCCACTGCGGGAAGCACAACCACTGGTATATCAACTGCACAAATTGATATCTCAACAGCCGAGGATTCTGATCCGTCAAATCCTTTGTTGATTCTAGGCATCCAAGAGGATGTTCAGAATGCTGATCATAGTGCTGCAGGTATCCAGTATATTGTTAAACTTAATAATCATGTCTTCTTCAGCTCTGTTGGAGATCCTGATGCAGCAATCTCATAAGGGGGTATAACTATGGCGATATCTAGAGCACAGTTAGCCAAAGAGTTAGAACCAGGTTTAAACGCCCTCTTTGGTATGGAGTATGGTCGATATGAGAACCAACACTCTGAAATTTACACAACCGAGTCTTCAGATCGAGCATTTGAAGAAGAGGTAATGCTTTCTGGTTTCGGGGCTGCCCCGGTCAAGCAAGAAGGTTCAGGAGTATCATTTGATGATGCAAACGAATCTTTCACTGCTCGATACAACCATGAAACCATTGCTTTGGCTTTTGCGATCACAGAGGAAGCTGTAGAGGATAATCTCTATGACCGAATCTCTGCGAGATACACAAGAGCACTTGCACGATCAATGGCTCATACAAAGCAGGTTAAAGCTGCGGCTGTACTAAACAACGCTTTTGACTCAACTGTAAAAGGTGGAGACGGAAAAGAGTTGTGTGCAACTGATCATCCTTTAATCAACGGTGGTACTTTCGCAAACGAACCATCAGTAGCTGCTGACTTAAACGAGACATCTCTTGAAGATGCCCTAATTAGTATTGCAGGTTTTGTTGATGAGCGTGGGTTGAAAGTGGCACTTCGTGGTACCAAAATGATCATTCCACGACAGCTACAGTTCACGGCTGACAGACTTATGTCTTCAGTTCTACGATCTGGAACATCAGACAACGATGTGAATGCCATTAAATCAATGGGGATGCTTCCACAGGGTTACACTGTGAATGACTTCCTAACAGATTCTGATGCGTTTTTCATTATGACTGATACACCGAGAGGGTTCTTACATTTTGAGAGAACACCTCTTTCAACTAACATGGAGGCTGACTTCGATACAGGCAACATGCGTTACAAGGCTCGTGAGAGATATTCCTTCGGTTTCTCTGATCCTAGATGTGTGTTTGGGTCACCTGGAGCCTAGGCTTCATGTCTTTCCTCCTAACTTTAAAGGGCGAGTAAAATCGCCCTTTATTTTTGTGTAAAAGTAATTTAGTATTAATTATATTAACCTTGACAGTCGCATAACGCGGCTGACATTTGCCAAGACAAGGAGAATAACATGGCTAATACAACTTTTTCAGGTCCAGTCAGATCTGAAGGTGGTTTCAAAACCATCAATAAAAGCACCACTACTGGTGCTGTAACTGAAACTGGTTTTTCAGTAAATGCAACAGGGCAACTTATATCTATGGGTACAAGAAAGATACAATCTTTCGCGGGAACCCTTGCAAGCACCGATGCTGCTTCAACGGCATATGCAGATGGTGATTGTCTTGTAGAATTAGGAACATTAAACGTAGATGCTCCTGATGATCTGGTAACTCCATCAAAGATATTTTTACACAGAGCTTTGATTGGGATCACCACAGCAGCAGGTCAAACTCTTGCAGGTAACCTAGCGTTAAGTTCCACTTCTGGAACAGCTACAAACGCGGCCGTATCAGGTACAGAGATTGTTGGTGCAGGCGTGACATCTTTTAATGAACAGCTAAGTGCCACACAATCTATCACAGAGGTTGATGTTAACTTTAATAATTCAGCAGGTAACTATCACATCTTCGTGCCAAACGTAACGGCAGCTGTTGCAAATGTGCATCTATATGCTAGAGCTACAACAACAGTAAACGCAGATATCACAGCAGGTAGGTTTACAGTAGAGCTAGAATACTCAGTGTATTAAGGAGGTCAACATGGCTGATGCAGTAACCTCGCAAACGATTGTCGATAATGACAAAACGCTTGTAATGAAGTTTACCAACATTTCAGATGGTAGCGGTGAATCTGCGGTAAAAAAAGTCGATGTATCTGCACTTAATTCGAATGGGCACGGGCAGTCTTGTACCTCTGTCACCATAGATAAAATATGGTGGCAGTGTATAGGCATGAAGGTTCAGTTGTTTTTTGATGCGTCTACAAGTGCTTTTATCATAGAGTTAGGTGAAAACCAGAGTGGGCATCACGATTATAGTGAGTTCGGCGGATTGCCAAACAACGCAAGCTCTCCAACAGGTGATATAGATTTTACCACTGTTGGTCACTCAAGTGCAGACACGTACACCGTTACGCTGAAAATGCGTAAGAACTATGACTAAAACTAGGCGCGATAAGCAACCGCCTAAGACAAAAAAGTATTTCCGCTCCACTAAATCTGGGGCGGGAATGACTAAAGCCGGTGTGGCGAAATACAGACGCGATAATCCGGGAAGTAAGTTAAAAACGGCTGTAACCAAAAAGAAGAATTTAACAGCTAAAGATAAAGCAAGGCGTAAGTCATTTTGTGCACGAAGCGCCGGACAGATGAAGAAGTTTCCAAAAGCGGCTAAAGATCCAAATAGTCGTTTGAGACAAGCTAGGAGAAGATGGCGATGTTAATAAAGCAAGCATTAGTTGGTAGTATCACCACGCTTTCTTTGGGGGCTATAACATGGATGACGGTGACGTTAATCAGTGTGGATAAGCGCACAGCGGTTATGTCTGTTAAGATTGAACAAAACAATGCAATGTTAAAACCTTTGTGGGAAGACTTTATTAGAAGGAGCGCAAGTTATGAGCAGGCCGCAATCAAGAAGTAAGGTAAATTTAGGCGGGGGGGCGTGTCCCCCGATACGCATGGCTAAAGGCGGAGTGGTAAAAATGAAGAAGGGTGGAAAGATTTGTCCTTCTGGTAAAGCTTGGGCGAAGAGAACTTTTGATACATATCCAAGCGCTTATGCAAATTTAGCCGCAAGTAAATATTGTAAAGATCCAAATTACGCTAAAGGCGCAAAAGGTAAAAAGAAGAAGAAAGCGTAATGGGCGAACTTAAAAAATGGTTAAAACAGGATTGGGTTCGTATTGGAACGGACGGCAGTATTAAAGGCAAGTGCGGCACTTCTAAAGACAAAAAGAACCCAGACAGATGTTTGCCTCGCAGCAAAGCACAGTCTTTGACTAAGAAAGAACGTGCGTCTACTGCAAAGAAAAAGAAAAAAGCAGGAGCAAAAGGCAAGACAGTAGTCAAAAATACAAAGCAGGCTGTTGTTCGTTTAGGTAATGGAGGTTTTGTGAGATAATGGGAGCACGACAAGCATATACGGGAGATGAGAGAAAATACATCAAGGCTATTGATGATTTTACAACTAAAAAAATAAGTTATTCACAGTTCTTAGATAAAACTATACCGCTTAAAAATGTAAGCAGACGGGTTAGAGATACATTTACGGTTACAGGGAAAAAACTGCAAGGCTTGCCTTTTGGCTATGATAAAGGTGGTAAAGTCGAAAAAGATAATGTAAATTTAAAAGGTAAACGTTTTATTGCACGGGGCTGTGGGGCAGTTATGTCGGACAGGCGTAAAAAAACTTTGTATACTTAGGAGAAACTTATGCGAAAAAAGAAAACATATGCGATGAAAAGAGGCGGTAACGTGAAGCCTAGAATGATGAGAAAAGGCGGTAACGTAAAACCACGTATGATGAAAAAAGGTGGCAACATTAAAATGATGAGCAAAGGTGGTGCTACTAAAAAAACTATGACGATTGCGCAACTACGGGCTGAAGCGAAGAAAAAAGGAATGAAGTTAGTTAAGGATACTAAAAAGGCCTAAATTTGCCGTATTTACAAAGTAACATCCCGCATTTTAAATGTTGGGTACGTCGAGAATATACACACAACCATGAGAAATATCATGGGGAGTTTTTGCACGCGATGGCTATTGCCGTCACGACAATGCCGAATAGGTGTTTGTCTTTTCAAGTAATATTTACAGGATGTGAGAATGAGGACGAGGAGCCTAATGTGCATGGTGGTGCAATGTGGGCTCGTATGCCGATTACTGCTCTGGTGGGGGATTTTGATTTTGAAGGATGGCCTGACCCTATGGAGACATATTTAGCACAGCCTTGGGATTGTGCCTCTCATCATCACGCTGTTTATACTTTGGACAGAGCAACGCCTTGCCCATGGATGGCAAAAATAGGCGGCGAGTTTTATCCTGCAAAGTATCATTTTACTGTAGATTACACGGATAGCGAGATAGCAGATGACCCTGCACAGCATAAGCAAAGTCATGTTTTAACTTTGTTGGACGCAGGGGACTATACCGGTAATATTGTAGCCTTGCCAAACAACCGAGTTCGTGTTACTCATCCCGCATGGTTTGAGACGGGGGAGGGTCCTCCGGACTTTAAACCATCGCAACATATACATTACTCAAAGTCCGATTTAGATTATGTGTTGGACGTTAACCAAATTTTTGATAATATGTACGCAAACAAGGATGAGTAGATGGCCGTATCAGACAGCACAAACTTTGAACTCGACGTTGCGGAGTACATTGAAGAGGCTTTTGAGCGCTGTGGTTTAGAGGTCAGAACAGGCTACGATCTTAAATCTGCCAAGCGTTCCCTTAATTTAATGTTAGCCGAGTGGGCTAATCGGGGGCTTAATCAATGGACAATAAGTCAAACCACACAAGCACTTACCTCTGGTACCTCTACGTATAATCTAAATACAAACGTCATTGATATACTTTCTGTT